GCCAGAACGGCAAGTGGGACATTCGGGTGCTGCCCGACAATCCGACGAAACTGCTGGATGCAGTGGCTGCGGGTGACATCCTTCGGAAACGCATGGTCGAGAAGTTCGGGAGCATCTGATGCTGGGTCTGAGAACCTACCTGATGATCGGTGGTGCTGTTGCTCTTCTGGGGATGGGCCTGTTGGTCAACCATCTCTGGAAGAAGAACAGTGCCCTGAGGGAGGCAAATCAGGTTCTTGAACTTCAGGTTCAGACGACTCAGGACAACGTCAAGCTTCTGGTCCTGCAACTTGATCGTGAAGCCGAAAACAGGCAGAATGCTGAACAAGCTCTGACTGAGCTGATGCAAGAGGTGCCAGATGTTGTCTACTCACAGAGTCTTCCCCCTGAGATCCAGGGTGTTCTTGATCGCTTCCATTCTCGCATTGGCCGGGTGCAACAGTAGCCTCGTCGCTCTGGATCAGACCAGCGGGCTTCCAGACCAGATTTTTGAACCGGTTCCAATCTACTCTGGACCGGTCAACTCCGTCGGAACGTTGACACAAGCCTACATCCGAAATACTGAGGGCTTGCTGACGGCGAACAGTCGTCTGAACACGGTCTGCATTGCCGTCAAGAGATGCCCGAATCAGGAGTAGGCCGTGAAGAATAGCCCCATGACCCAAGAAGAGCTGATGCCTGGTTCCGGCCCCCTCAATGAAGATGGGGCTGAAGTCGTTCAGCAAGTCGTGGCGCTCGATCCCAATGCTGTTGAAAAGCTGACTCAATGGCCCAAAGAACCAACCATCGCCGACATCAAGGGTGATCTCGAATTCTCACGTCAGGAGAATTCTGACCAGCGAGTCAATGTTGAGGGTTGGCTGAACCTTCGGAACGCCACAGGAGCTGAGTCAGGCCGCAAGGGCAAAGCACCGATTCCGGGCAGATCCACTGTTCAGCCGAAGCTGATTCGCAAGCACAACGAGTGGCGGTATCCGGCTCTGAGTGAGCCCTTTCTCAACGATTACAAGATGTTCACCATCAATCCTCGGACCTTCGAGGATGAAAGGGCTGCCAGACAGAACCAGCTTCTGATCAACTGGCAGTTCGACACGAAGATGGGCAAGGTGGCTTTCATCGACAAGATGGTCAGGAAGACCGTCGATGAGGGCACCTGTATCGTTCGTGTGGGCTGGGAACGGAGAACCGAGAAGGTCACCGTCCAGCGGATGAAGTTCAACTACTACCCGCTCCAAGATGAGCAGATGCTTCAGATCCTGGCTCAAGCGACCCAGGAATACATGGCTGATCCGGATCTCTTCGAGTGCAATCCCAACATTCCCGAAAGCCTGAAGGCGTCGGTCGAATACGGTCTCCAGAACCAGATTGCGGTCTATGCTGAAGAAGCTGGCATGGAAGATGTGACTGAGGAGCGTATCGTCTGGAACGCCCCCAGTCTGAAGATCATCAAGACTGAGAACTTCTTCAACGATCCCTCCTGTGAGGGGGATCCGATGGAATCTCAGTATATGATTCACACCTACGAATCGACCAAGTCCCAGCTCATGAAGCGTCGGAGCTACAAGAACCTGGACAAGGTCAACTGGCAGGCCAATGCCATCAAGTCGAAGCTGGGTGACATGGACCACAAGTCCACCACCCCGATGGCTGATGCGAGATTCAACTCGGACAAGGTCAAGGTCCTAGTCTATGAATACTGGGGTCTGTTCGACATCTGGGACACTGGCGAGATGGTTCCGATTGTGGTGACCTTCATCGGTGACACGATCATCCAGATGGAAGAGAATCCGTTCCCGGATCGGAGACCTCCGTTTGTCATCATTCCCTACATGCCCATCGACGGTTCGATCTTCGGTGAAGCCGATGCTTCGCTGCTTCAGGACAACCAGCGGATCAAGGGTGCTGTCACTCGTGGCATGATCGACCTGATCGGTCGTTCGGCCAACGCACAGACAGGATATGCCAAGGGCTTCCTGGATCCTGTGAACAGGAATCGTCTGATCAAGGGTGAGGACTTCGAGTTCAACCCGAATGCTGATCCTCGTCAGGCCATCCAGCAGATGACCTATCCTGAGATTCCCCAGAGTGCTCTGGTGATCTCTCAGGCTCAGGACATGGAAGCTGAGGCCATGAGTGGCGTGAAAGCCTTCTCATCGGGCATCAATGGGGATGCCTACGGCAAGGTCGCCCGGAACACTGGTGCTGTGCTCGATGCTGCTGGGCAGCGTGAGATGAGCATCCTTCGCCGGATGGCTGAAGGTATGCGCCAGATCGGCAACAAGATCATCTCAATGAACGCCAAGTTTTTGGAAAAGAAAGAGGTCGTTCGAGTCACGAATGAAACGTTCGTCGAAGTCTACCGGGATGAACTCCATGGCAACTTCGATCTGATCTGCGACATCGCTTCAGCTCAAATGGACGAGCTGAAGTCTCAGGATCTCGGGATGCTGATGCAGACCATCGGTCCAGACATGGACCCAGGTCTTCGTGGTGTCATCATGGCCAAGATCGCTGATCTGAAGCGTATGCCTGACCTGGCTCAACAGATTCGTGCCTACAAGCCTCAGCCGGATCCGATGCAGGTGAAACTGCAAGAGATGCAGATCGCTCTGCTTGAAGCTCAGATCGAAGAGGTCAAGTCGAAGACCGCCAAGAACCTGGCTGATGCCGAGAACAAGGCTCTGGATACTGAGCTGGATGCAACTGGTGTGAACCATCAGCGTGACGTCGAGCTGATGGGTGCTCAGGCCAAGGGCAACCGTGACCGGGATGTGACTGGTGCTCTGCTGAAGGCTGAAGTGCCTGCACAGAACATTCAGGCTGCCGTGGGTTACAACCACCTGATCGAAAAGGGTGATGAGAAGAAAGCTCAGCCGAAGAGACCGATGAACGAGTTCGTTCGGCCTCCGACTGCCCCGCAACAACCTCCGCTGGCACCCCTCCAGAGTGTTCAGCAGATGCAACTTCCACCGGGTCTTGCCAATTCGGTGTAATTGAACGAAAAGCGGCACACGAAAACCCCTCATCCAACTGGAGTTGGCAATGAACCTGTATACAGACGGCGCTCAGAATCTGAGCGAAGAAGATGATGGTCCTCGCATGATGACGGTCGAGGAATATCAGGACTACCGAGCTTCCTGTGAGGAAGTCATCCGTCAGGCCGATGCTGCTGTGAAGCTGGCCAACAACCCCGAGTTCAAGGAGCTGGTGATGGACGGGTATTTCACCCGTGAGCCTCAGCGTCTGGGACAGCTGATGGGTTCGGGACGGATCAACGAACGCCAGTTCGACCAGTGTTCCCTGGATCTCAAGGGGATCGCTGGTTTCCGAACCTACATGATGAGCTTCACCCAGAAGGGTGAGATCGCTCGTCAGGAGCTTCGGAACCTGGAAGAAGCCTTCCAGGCTGCGGTCGATGCCCAGATGGGCAACTCTGAAGTGGAGGGCTGATCCATGGCTGACGGCGATCCGATCAATCTGGAGACACTCTCCGACGAAGAATTTCTGAAGCTGGATCCTGCCCAGCTTCAGCCGTATGTTCCTCCTGCTGCTCCCCAAGAGGAAACCAACAATGGTCCTGAAACGAATGTTCCTCCCGTCGATGGTGCCAGTCAGCCTGCTGATGCTCCTTCTGGCTCAGAAGGTGAGGAACAACCGGTTCAAGCCCCGGCAGCCGTCGATCTGGGAGGTCCCGGAGAAATGGCACCTCTCCAGCAAGGAGCAGCCGATGCTCCGAAAGCGGAGGGTCAAGCCAATCCGGCCAAGGGACAACCTGGGCCAGCGGCAGCGGGGGTAAAACCCCCGTCGAAACCGGAACTTGGTCCGGATGGGAAGCCGAAACCGGTTGAACCTCCGAAGACCGAAGAGAAGCCCAAGGCTGATGCTCCGAAGCCGGGTGAAGATCCGGCAGTGGTTCAGGCTGCTGCCCTGGATTTCTTCAAGAAGGTCACAGCTCCGTTCAAGGCCGACGGCAAGGACATCCAGGTTCGTTCACCTGAGGATGCCATTCGTCTCATGCAGATGGGGGTCAACTATGGCCGTCGGATGCACGAAATGAAGCCGATGCGTGCTCAGGCCGAGATGTTGAAGTCGGTGGGTCTGGACGATACGGTCAAGTTGAACTTCATGATCGACGTCATGAAGGGGAAACCTGAAGCGATCCAGAAGCTTCTGAAGGAAGTGAAGATCGACCCCATCGACATCGACGTCAACAAGACCACGGACTACAAGCCGACGAACCATGCCGTGGATCCGAAGACCACGTCCTTCCGTGAAGCCATCGAAGCAACTCTGGCTCAGGAAGGCGGTTCAGAGTTGATTCGTGACATCAACACCACCTGGGATGACCAATCCAAGGAGGCTTTGAGGGATCAACCAGTTATTTTCCAGAATCTACTTGATCAGAAACGTTCTGG